GCCGGTGTTGGTGGCTGCTGACTGATCGCCGGTGTTGGTGGCTGCTGACTGATAGCCGGTGTTGGTGGCTGCTGACTGATCGCCGGTGTTGGTGGCTGCTGACTGATCGCCGGTGTTGGTGGCTGCTGACTGATCGCCGGTGTTGGTGGCTGCTGACCGATAGCCGGTGTTGGTGGCCTTGTTGTTCCCCCAATCTACTTTGTCAAGTATAAATTTAACTCCAGCGGAAATAAGACCACTTAATCCGATTTCAGTATGTATGTGTAGTTTTGAGCAAGCGACTTTACTGTCACTATTGTCTGTATCTATTTTACCATCACCTTCAACATTACAATATCTACTATCGGAAGGGGAATAATAATTGAATACATTAAATGGATTTTCGCAAAAGTGAAAACCGCTTTCGCATGCTTTAATTGTCCCTTTTTCTTCAAATGTTTCACCGACTTTATATTGAAAGCCTCTGCATTGTAGTTTTTTATCAAACCCTTTATAACCTTTAATCATATTTTTCTTTTATTATTTCGGTAATTAACTTTTTGCATTTTAAAAGGCTATCCATGTCTCCATTCTTTAGGAGCTGAATAGCCTTTTCTTTTTTGTTGCATCCCAATCGGGTAGGTGTTTGTGCTATGTACAGTGCTTTAAATTCTTTTTCCATTATACTCTGATACCATCTCTTCATAGCCAGGATCACCAAAGTAGGGTAGATAGCATCCTAACTCTGATTGAGCCCAGATTTTCATCTTGTCCATGAATGAAGATAATTCGGAAGTGCTCATTTCAGATGTTTTGTAATCGACTTGTTGAATTTCTCCCGTAAATCGGTTCGCTTCCTCTTTTGTCCCAAGAAGAGCTCTTTTTATATCTCTCTTGCAGTTATCAAAAGAGGTGTAGCCGGCATGGTCGGCTATTACTTGCACCCACATGTGAAAAAGAGCATTCTGTGATAACGATCTTTTCTTAGTTTTTTTTGTTATTTCGAATGAATCGGTGCCGGACATTAATTTATTGTAATAGGCCTCGGCTCGTTTTCTATCAAAAGGATTTTTGGGGTCAAATAACATAATGCAATATTAAAAAGGTAGTTCGTCTTGAATTGGAGTATTAGGCGGCATAGGTGGAACATAATTCTGTTGTGGTTGTTGATATACCACTTGCTGTTGCGAAGCAGGCTGTGATGACCTTTGCTGTCTTGCTTCTATTTTATATCCTCTTATGGAATTTATATATTTAGTTTTCCCTTCTGCATCAATCCATTTCCTTCCTTGTATTTCGAAAGAAACAGTAACAATGTCATTTATTTGGAAATTGTTAAGCTCAGCACATCTGTCTCCCGAAAATTCAAACATTGGAAAATTTTCGAATTTATCACGTTCTCCAGTGTATGGATCGAACCGCGTAGAATCAATAACTACTTCTCTTTTCACAAAAGGATTACCGCCGTTTTTGGAAGGAATTTCCTGAATAGGTCCTATGTAGGAAATTTTGCCAGTAATTGTATTTGCCATTTTTATTTGAATTTAATTGTGTAACTTTGTTTTGCCATTTTAACCGCAGGGTGCAGTGTTATGATCTCCCCAGTGTTATCGTCTACAATAGTTGTATTATCGTGAACGGATTTCAAGAATCCTTCTCGCTCTTTCATCTTTGCTTGTAGTTCTTTCAAACTTGCCAAATATGCGTTGTATACAGGATCATTGCAAACGCTGTAATCATATGAAACTCCCATCTCTTTTAATGTTATCTCGCATCCGTTCCATGAAGTAGACTTGCCGTATTTCTCTGTCTCAGTAATAACAGAATCTTTTATTCTATCGTCATCCAATACTTTCTTCAATGTGTCATATAACCCTCTTATCTTAGCCACATGTTCTATCGGGTTTACATCGCCATCAAGAACAGGTATGATGATCGAGTTTGCAAGTTCTTGTTGACTTTGCTTGGTGACAGGGAATATCCCTATCTTCTTAATACTATTCTCCATATTTCGATTTTTTATATTGTAGATACATATCTATTACTGTTTGTAATTCAACTGACCCTATCTTGTAAAGGCTTTCCATTAACCGAGATACGGAGAAGTTTTGCTTTTTCTGTTTTGCATCCTTCTCCTTTTCTTCTATAAAAGCATACAATTTGTTCATGGACTCATCATTGTTCAGAAAGTCCGGTCGAAAAATCTTACGTGCGTCCAGATTAGTCTTTGGCGCATCTGCTGTATTTACTTGCAAGTTGGATGCTTTGTTTGCATCATCATCATCGTCTATATTTAGGTTCAAGATAGAGCCGATAGCATATCTACGCTGGTAAGTAATACAAGACCCTATGCTTTGAGGATCATTCTTTACAGGACGCATAGCGTATGACGATAAAATCCATTCACCGGAGTTGTGCATAAGTATTGTTTCTAACTCATTCTCTCCTTTAGGCATCTGCATAATAGAAAGCCCGCATTCTGACAATGGTTTTTGTATCACATCCAGTATGTCTGCCAGTGAGGCATATTTACTTTTAAAGTAGGGATTTTTGCTGTCTTTTTTCACCTTTCCAACCTCTTGCTGGAATTTACAGAGAGCATTGGCAATCTCTTTTATCGATTCTGATCTTTCCATATTATAAATGTTTAATGTGTGGATGCTAGGGAATCGAACCCCTTTCTTCCCCGGTAGGGGACGCTTTACCATTAAGCTATGCGCCCTGTTGCCTGCCTCCTGGCGGTAATTGTTCCCGGATAACCTATCAAAGTACACCGGGATGTTGTTTGAAATAATAAATGGAAACAAAATAACCGGTCTCTCACCGGACGCTGTCCTTTAACAGCGGAGTTGATTAATTAAACATTGATTATTAATACTCACCCTACCGTGCTCCTGCCTACCGGACCATTGCAAATGTCAAGGTCTACCACTTTCAAGATTTGCGGTTGCCGATCTGAGGCGAGGTTTACACCTCGGATGCTTATTCCTTTCGTGATTTGAGCTATTCCGACTCAGTTCTATTTATCTATGAGTTTTCTTATTCTTGTTTTTCTTTCTCCGCTTGGCAATAGCTTTTCGGTTATTTCCCTCTTTAGTAGATGAGCCTTTCCAGGCATAAGGACCTCTATCTAAAGCCTCTTCATTTGGCACTATATGATATACACTATCTTTATCATAATAATTTCCCATAACCTTCCTCCTTTCCGTATTGCTTGTTAAATGCGGAATCCGCTTGTTGAAACTGTTTTACAAACCGGTTTGGCTTACTTGTAATTACCACTTTCTGCGGTGTGCATCCGGCGAGCATGGCCAGCAGGCACATGATTGTTACTATCTTCATTTCTTTTTAGTTGTTAACTTAATCGGATTCCACTATGTGCCGGTTCCGAACTGCTCCGGACGAAAACCGTTTATCCTTAGCCAATATTTGAATTGTTTTAGGTTCATTATATTATTCTTTATTTAATTGTTCGTTAATCCGGGAAATACATCCAATGGGTAATATCTTCACCTTTTAAGCAAGACCATTGCCAGCCTTTCTTATTTATCTCATTCACATAAATGCGTTTCCCTTTTCCAATACATCCATTTTTATAAAGCACAATCACATTTTTTGTGTGAGAATAAATAGTGAGATCGTCAATGATATGTCCGTATTCGGGCAGTTTATCGTTCACACTTATCCATGCCATTTGCCTTGATTGCCACTCTGCACCAGCTATAAAAGCATCTTCAAGATCTTTAGCGCAAAACAATTTCATATTCGTTTCGAATATGTCGGGCTCTCGTAGCAGATGCAATGCTACTTTGGTGGCATTGACCTTATATTCATGTGCGTTGCTGTTCATAATTTTTTAATATATACGTTAAACATTACCCCATTCTCGTAAAGCCTGCTCAACCAAACTTATCTCTTCAGGTGGTACCCTTTTCCTGTCAGGATACTTTAACCGTCCAATAGTTCTAAATCTCGGACCGCGTATAGTGGTGTATGCTTCATAAAGCAATCCATCTTCTATTTTATAATAGGCGTGATTGTGACTTTTGTATATCATGATTCACTTGTTTTTAAAATTTCATCTTTTCCAATGCTTCTATCTGTTTTTTCAAAGAAGCAATCTTTTTTAATCTCATCTTCTCGGCTCTTTCCATAGCCTGTTCTTTTGTCTTAAAACATTCCTTGCCTAAAGAATAACTCGAAAACTCTTCTTTCACGTATGCTCTTATATGTCCATTTCCATAATCGCATATTTCCGCTTCTTTTTCCAATATACCTTTTGTTAAGGCATATTTAGTTATAAAAACTTTTTCCATACTTTTTATTGTTAATCAATACTTCTTTCCGTGCATTACAGGTCTGAGTGTGTTGTATTTCATCTTCTGGTCAATATGCCAAAGAAGATCAATACCCAATATATCAGCATGTAAGAATATTATCACTATAGATGATCTGACAACATCTTCAATACTTTCTCTGCTTGTTAAAAGAGAACATAGGCAGAATATTATTTCAGTAAAGCTCATCTCTTTAATCTGATATTTCCATTTGGTTAATTCAATATTATCCTTGAATTTACCCAATAATGGCTCTTGTAATTCCGATAGATCAATTGAACGAATTCCTGCAAGGTCAAGGAGGCGAATAACTATATCAGCTAATTCTTCTTCAACGGTTCCTTTAATGTTGTCTCTATAAGACTTTAGAAACCAATTGTTTCTAACAATATCATGATAAGCATTTTTTATGCAGGTTTCGAAGCCTATCATATTGGCTCTGCTATCATTTCTATCTGCTTCAACCGCTTCCATCAGTTCGCTAACAACCAAACAAAGAAGATGCTCATTGCTCCAGTCTTCATCGTGAAAACCATGATCTCGTGCAATTTTGTATGCCCGGTCGCGGAGTTCGTTTAAATTAATTGTACTCATATTGGTGATTACCTGTTTAATGTTGATACTCCCCCATTCCCTCTGATTCTGTTTTTTATCTACCGACCGAACACCTCTTTGAATTTGTAGTCTAAAGCATTAAGTATTCTAATTCTTATTGCCTGATCACAACTTATATTATCAATCGAATAGATTCTAGCGAGAAGTTGTTCTCTTGAACCGCAGAAACATCCACAAGTATAAAAAGGGGCGATTTGGGGGTAATTGTGTTTATACCACATATGATTAGTTCCTTTTACCGCCACATAGTTTTTAGTGACTACGAAATCGTAGGTTGTTTCTTTATAACCCGGTGTGTTAGGGTTCCCAGCTGCGCTATAGCGGACACTCCAGTCGCTATCCTTAGCCAGTTCAGTTAACACTTCTACCGGTGTGTTAGGGTTCCCGGCAGCGTTACGGCGGACACCCCAGTTGCTATCCTTAGCCAGTTCAGTTAACACTTCTACCGGTGTGTTAGGGTTCCCGGCAGCGCTATAGCGGACACCCCAGTTGCTATCCTTAGCCAGTTCAGTTAACACTTCTACCGGTGTGTTAGGGTTCCCGGCAGCGCTACGGCGGACACCCCAGTTGCTATCCTTAGCCAGTTCAGTTAACACTTCTACCGGTGTGTTAGGGTTCCCGGCAGCGTTATAGCGGACATCACAGTTGCTATCCTTAGCCAGTTCAGTTAACACTTCTACCGGTGTGTTAGGGTTCCCGGCAGCGTTATAGCGGACATCACAGTCGCTATCCTTAGCCAGTTCAGTTAACACTTCTACCGGTGTGTTAGGGTTCCCAGCTGCGCTACGGCGGACACTCCAGTCGCTATCCTTAGCCAGTTCAGTTAACACTTCTACCGGTGTGTTAGGGTTCCCGGCAGCGCTATAGCGGACACCCCAGTTGCTATCCTTAGCCAGTTCAGTTAACACTTCTACCGGTGTGTTAGGGTTCCCGGCAGCGCTACGGCGGACATCACAGTCGCTGTTTAAAATTTCATTCTTAGTCATTCTCTATATAATTTAGATTGAATATTAATTTTACCAATACATAGTTGTATTTTCCCATTCCCTCTGATATACATCTTCGGGATCTTCCATCTCTTCAAATCCATCGAAGTCTTGCTCCCCGTCCGGATCTATAATGTAGATATCCCTTACCATCGCTTTTCTTTGAAAAACAGGTATGATAAATACGTCATACCCGGCACGAATAGCCAATATGACGGATTGAAGAACGCGCCGATAAACAGCGTGAATGTCATCAGCAATGAAGCTGTGAGCATGAACAGTTGAATTGCTTTCATATATCGTTGATTTTTAATTTCAGATAAAGAGCCGGAGCGGTCTTCCCAGAAAGCTCCGGTAACATATATAATTCTTTATTTATACCAAAAGACACCTCGCTATATCCTCACGGACGAGAGAGGCATAAACCAAAACCAAAAATTTAATTGCAAAATACAAAGTGGAGGATGCTGTATTGAACAGCATAACGAATATGAAAACGGCTACAGACATATTCGTTACCACCTGTGAACCTCCGTTTATGATCCCTCCGGCTAATTCGATCAGCAGCTTCACGCTTTTTCGGAGGGTTTTCTTAACTTTACGGTGCTAAACATAAATATTAAGAAATATGGAATTAAAAGATTTTATCAAAGGGGTAATTTTTGATATAACCAATGCTGTCAAGGAGTGTCAACAAGAACTGAATAATGGTGCTATAATTGCTCCTACAGGTAATTGGAATAATAAAAATCATATACAATCAAAAGAACTAAGTGCATTAACTGTTTCAGATATTGATTTTGAGGTATCAGTTTCTGTCGGTTCATCTAATGAGATAGCAGGAAAGATCACTGTCCTGTCTGCTATTGTAGCAGGAAGTATAGGCAGTGGAAATACAACCAAAGACGAAAATGTTTCGAAGGTTAGATTCTCTATTCCAGTTGTCCTTCCTCCTTATCATGTTCAAAATGCTAAATTTGATGTGAATTTGAAGCCTGTTTAAGAAAGTCAATGATATTGCCCAGATCACAAGCTGCTCTCTCAAAAGGGTAATTTTCATTACTCCGCTTTAGGAAACCAAAGTATATTCGGAAGAATAATTTTCTAATATACCATTGTCTTATTTTTAATTTGATTACTTTGAAAATGTTCATGTTTTAATACAATTAGTTACTTGCACCCGGCAGCCGATCCGATCGACAGCTTCGCGCCTTCAAAGCCGGGTTATATCTTGAAAACTGGATAGGTTAACCAACGTTTGACTCGTAACACCTAAAGGATATTCCAGCTTTATAATACTTTCGCATTGTCGTATAAGACTTGATGAAAAGAACGATTAAACTTCATCGTGAGCTGGAAATATCTTTCCTCCCTCCATTTTGCCTTATACCGCCTTGTCGCTATCCCGATACCTCTTACGTGTAACCTATGATAGGATCAAGGACTTTCATTGTAACCATGTCAAAGAACGTTTTTGTGGGCATCCGGGATTCGAACCCGGTCAGGAACGCTTTCCTTCACCAGCCGAACGCTTTCGGCTTATGCCCTTTATATGCCATTTACAGAATCAAAAGATTTGTATGCTGTTAAAGCCGCTTCTATTTCCATTCTGGAATACACCAAAGGTGAGTTCTTGCTTTCACCGTTTCTAAGCGGCTTCACCAATTCTTCTTTCACCATTTTGTCAAGAATAGCAGGCTTATGTCCAAGAGTTTTAAGCCATCTGTGTACTTCTCTTTGTTTCATCCTATCAGATGTAGGAGAACGTCTTTTCTCGGCAGCTTCCGCACCGAGCGTTGCCGCTTCAATGAGGAGGTTTTTTAATTCGAAAAGTTCTATCTTGATTTTCATGACTGTATTTGCTTTTTCTGTAGTACACATCCATATTCTTTTAATGCAACTTCTCTGATTAAATCAGGTTGATTCCCTTCTGTTGAAAACCTAAGTGCATTCCTGACCGTTTGCTCTGTTACGCCGAATCTGGAGGATAACTTGGATACTACCCCCTTTTCGTACAAAATCTTATACCTTACAACCTTCATATCTTGTTTATTTTTTATATTTGCAAATCGCCGTTTTTGTTTTCGTTTGCAAAACGGGTTTGTTATTTATTATGGCACAAATATACTAACAGTTTGTATAGCGACAAACTATTGAATATAAAAAGTTAGTATATTAACTTTGTTTAATACTAACAGTTAATATTAGTTCTATGGAAGGTTGGGAAAGAATACAGTATGTGATTAATAATGAGGGGCTTAATAAAAACTCCTTTAGTAAAGCTATTGGGCTTAATAATAATGTGACCATTACACGTATTATAAATGAAAAAAGAAATCCATCTCGAAATACTTGTAAAAAAATAGTAGAAAGGTTTCCAAAATATAATATGGGCTGGCTCCTTACTGGCGAAGGTGATAGTCTGACTTCTACGTACTCTAATAATAAAGTCACTGTTAATGGTAACGAAAACGTAAGTAATATCGGAGGGCAACATATTAACGTATCCATGCCAGAAAGCGGAACACAAAAAATTATTAAACCGGATGGCAGTGTGGAAATACAAAGCCTAAGTTCAAGTGCAGGTACTGGCTTGAACGATACTGATAGACTTAACCAACGTATTCAAGACCTTGAGAGGATTATTTTAGAAAAGGACGCAACAATTAAATCTAAGGATGAAACAATATGGGCGTTAAGGACTATGTTGGATAGGCAATAGATTTTCGGTTTGTTCTCAAAACTAATAAAAAGATTTGTAAGGTATTTTTTCAATGTGAAATAGATTAAATAGTATAATATGAAAAAGATTTTATTTTTAGGATTGGCCATTTTGTCAATGGTATATATTTCTTGTTCGGATGATAAAAAAATGGAGGATCATGATGATTTGAAAATACAAGAACTTCCTAAGTTGGATAATGTTAGTTTGGATTACCATTCATCAGAACAAATGATAACTTTGGCAAGGGATGTAGAATCCGAAGGTGCAATTGTTTCTTTAAAAGATAATTCTTATTGGATAAGCAAGCTTAATTTAAGTGGAAGTACGCTATCTTTTAATATTTTGGAAAATACAGAGGTAGAGAGAGGTCATCGTTTTGATACTATTATTATTAGCAATAAAGGAGTAAAAATAGGTTCGATTTGTGTATCTCAGGCAAGAAAACCTATAAGTACCAAAAGGTTAGTTTGGGCTATATCTTCTGCTATGTATCGAAATGACGCTTTGTGTAAATCGGATATGTCTGGACAAGAGATAACAAAAGCAATCTATAATCTTTCTAAAACAACAAACGGGAAAGATTCTTATAAGAATTATCCTGCTTTTGCTTATTGTATAGAAATGAACCATGATCCAGAAAAAAATATGGAATGGCATCTTCCCTCATTGACAGAAATGAGGGGTTACGCCAATGCTCAATCTTATGAAGGTACACCTATAATACAGCATAATTATTGGTGGACCGCAACAGAGAATAGTTTAAGAGGTGATGCTTTTTCTTTGTATTCAAAAAGTGTTGCTTCAAGAGGCTCTGTTAGCAAGGGACAGGATTGGTGGATTATGGCTTTTAGAAATGGGGAAATGATAGAATAATATGTAAAACAACAGAAGTTTCGCAATTGTTTCGCAGATGTGTTTCTTTATGATTTGTAATAATCTTTATTATAAATTATTATGTTGTTTTGAATGATAGATTCCGGTTCTGAAGGTCGTGGGTTTGAATCCCACCCTGGTCACAAAAGGATTTCCAAGTGTTGGAAGTCCTTTTTTTATGGGGTTACGCGTAAACTTTTCTTTTTTATTTATGTTTTATAAATGAATAACTAATTTAAGAAAGAACAAAGATTATGTCAGTGGTTTATAAATTTCTTTTTCCTGCCAAGCCGGTAGGAAATGCTTTTTCTCTTTTTTTGTTGGCGTTGCGTATCCTTTTCGGAGTATTGCTGCTTTCGCATGGTATCCAGAAATGGACGAATTTTAGTGTCATGTCGGAATCTTTCCCGGATCCATTGGGTGTAGGAAGTACGTTGTCGTTGGGGCTGGCTGTTTTCGGTGAGGTATTTTGTTCCGTAGGCTTTATATTCGGTGCGTTTTATCGTCTGGCTATGATCCCGATGGTCTTTACAATGGGAATGGCTTTTTTTGTGATACACGGGAATGATCCGTTTGCCGTGAAGGAACTGGCCTTTATTTATCTGGTGGTATTTGTGCTGATGTACATAACGGGACCGGGTAAATTTTCTATCGATCATGTCATATCTTCTGCATTATATAAAAAGAAACGGTGA